CTCTAAAATTAACTGGTGGATTTGAAAAAAAACCTCCGTCATTTCCTTGAGGAGGAGTAGTCGGTGGTGTATTACCGGCAGCAAGAGTTGCAGTACAAGGAGAGCCATGACCAGCTGCTCCTCCGCCAGAACCTCCAGCTACACCTGATTGAGCAACACCAGAACCACTACCTCGATTTCCTCCACCTCCTCCTCCTGCAGATGTAATCGTACTAAAAATTGAATTAGATCCACTTCCTCCAGCACCTGGTTGTGTAGGAGAGGGTGCAGAAACTGGACCAGTTCCACCACCACCTACCGTAATTGGAAAAGCTGTAGCTGTGACTGTAACTCTATTTGGTGAAGATGGGTAACCATCTAAAGGACTAGCTGTATAAGGTGTTATAGGTGTTTTAACTTCTCTATAACCCCCGGCTCCTCCACCACCAGCTCCGTGTGAACTTGATTTTGAACCAGCTCCACCACCACCGCCTCCAGCTACTACCACGTAAGAAACTACATTTTCTGCTGCTGTTTTCGATACAGCGCAAACTGTAAAAGTTCCTGGACCTGTAAACGTATGAATTTTGCAATTACCACAAGTTGTTTCTGTCCCACCTGTAGCTATTATAAATTCAGCGCTTATATCGGAAAAATTGTTATCTTGAACTGATCTCCAACCGACTGTTGAATCTATATAAAGTAAAGTTACTCCCTCACCCTTTGTAGCTAATTGTATGACACCACCTCCAGCTCCGCCATTGATTTTATCTGTACCATTTGGTGTTATTGTTAAACTATTATTATCAAAAGTATTTCTATAATCTTGAAAAGATATTATTGCACCAGCAGATCCTGCTGGTAAAGTTGCATTAACTGCTCCACTATTTGTGTCTACAAAAAAACCTTGTGTGTTTACCGCTGTGAAATCAGTGGTTTTAATTGATCCTGTTTGCCAATCTACAGTTCCTGTTCTACCAAATCCAGATTGAGTAGCTCCACATGCTAAAGTTACAGCCGTGCCTGATCCACCTAAAGTTAAGGTAGAACCACTTTGTTTATCTATTGCATCTACTTCTATCTTTGACATTATACTATTACTAAAGTCCCTGTTACCGTTATCGTACCAGGTATAGTAATAGGACCTGCAAGAACACCGTTCTCAACAGTTTGTGTACCATCCATGGTAGCTGCTTGATTTTTTATAAATTCATCAGGGGCTGTGCCGCCTCCGATATATTGGATTCCGTTTACTATTGCCGTCATAATTCCTCCTACGAACTAATTGTATCAATAAATGATGTAACAATATCTAAAGACGAAGCTGTATCACTTTGTGCTTTAAGTACATCACCATTTGCTAAAACAATTTTTGCACCGCCTTGAATTAATTCGATTGCAGAGTTTGGTGGAACACTTACATTTTTTGCGATGAAGTGATCGTTTCCGCCATTTACAATCTGACAACTAGCCAAAACAGTAGAAGTTGTTACATTACAGATTCTAATACCTATAACAGCATCAAAGTCTCCAGCAGTAATTAAAGTGACTGGAGATGTACCAACGTTTCTTTGTAAATTGTTTCTAAAATCTTGTGCCATAATTTATTCCTTTATAACGCCACCGCCATTGCTAATGCAAAGCCAGCTGACGCTGCTCCTACTGGTGTTCCTGATGCATCCAAGAAAACCGATTTACTTGCTGGTAAAGTACAGAATACATCTTTTGTACCTGCACTAAAATCAACAACATTATCAGAGTTAGAACTACTAAAAATTGTAGCTCCTGATCCTCTTGTTATGTTTGCACTTGTAGCATCTAATGTTCCAAGTCCAACTTCAAACTCACTTGTGCCTTGATTAAAGATACAATAGTAAGTCGTGTTGTTATTTCCTATTCCTGCTGCAAAAGTTTCAAAACCAGTTACAGCTGATCCAAGTGCAAACGCACCTGTGCCAGTAGTTGTGCTTGTTACTTTTACTCTATCATTTATAACCAACGCCATAAATTTTCTCCTTATGCCATACTAATAATTGCATTAGCCGGTGTAGTCGGATCAGGGAACGTAATGGTAAAAGTTCCATTCGTTGCTGTCTTGTTTCCACCAAAATCTAAAACTACTACTAATCTATTTGCTGTGCCGTCAACTGTATCTGTATTATAGATCGCTGCAAAAGCTGCAGTAAAAGATGCACTACTATAAGTAACATTATCAAAGTCAACTGAAGCAACTGCTGTGCTCGAAGCAACTCCAAGTCTTGTTAATGTTTTAACTGAATAGTTAGTTCCACCTGTCGTATCTACTTCGCCGTTTCCAGTTCCTGATAAATACACAGTTGAAGCTGTTGTATATGGATTAGTTGTATATAATGAAATTTTAAAAGTGTTTCCACCAGAAGCTTTGAAGTTATGATTAGCTTCGAAGAGAGCACCTCTAAAACTATTTGGTATTATATTTGCCATATTGTTTTATCTCCTATTTATAACTTGATGGTGGTTTAACGTTAAGTTGAGCACGAACTTCACCATCTTGATATTCGTCTCTGCGTCTTTGACCGATTTGCTCGATCGCGTACGATTCTATTGCCTCGTTATATTGGCTTTGATAGTATTGTAACATATCTGTCGGACCTTTCAAGTATCCATATGCATTTACCAGACAAGCATACAAAAGTAAATCTTGATATTTATTTGATAGATAAGTTCCTGATGTTGCTGGAGCAGGTGTAGAAGTTGTATCTGTAATAGTTTCAGGCTCTTTATCATAAGCCAGTGTTATTTCATAAGTTTGGTCTGGTGTAGGGGCTAAAACCCAAAATTCTTCATCCCAATTAGCATAATATTTAGGTATATCTACAGCTTGCGTTCCAGGTGTAGAATAAAATTCTGCTATATAAGATGTATCTTTTTGCTCTAAATAAAATTGATTACCTGCTGAATCTTTAAACTGAACATATCTAATAGCTCTTAGATCATCAGGTATTGTGACATATCTATTTCCAACGATAGCATTTGATGTTGCATAAAATACGCTTTGATCCGTATCAATAGCTCTATAAATTTTATTTTCTGCGTTTTTAATTATAGTATCTAAGACTGAGTCAGTTAAAACATTACTACCAACTTCAGTGTAGTTTCTAATATCGTCTCTTAAATTTGTTAAAGTATATGCCATTATCCGTTTACTACCTCTAATGTTACTGGTCCTGCTGAACAGTTATCTCCACCACCTGATACACCACCTGTTGTAGCATTACTAGTGCTTGTTATGTAAAAATAATTAATTGGTTGTGTTAAGGGATCAGTTGTAGTTGCCCCTGTCACATTTCCTGCAGAATCTATTTGTCCCAATGCAATTGTAAATCCAGATGCATTATTTAAATCACTGACATTATCAAATGTAGGTATAGTTGCAAATGCTTGTAAGTTTCTTAATTTAGGTTGTTCAATTAAATCTGATCCAGCGGGTCCTGCTGAAGTTACTTCAGGTGGTCCTCTAAATCTTACAACAGAGCCAGCTGCTCTTTGATGATTTTCTGAAAAAACATTTACAAAAGTTGTTCCACCAGAAATTACAGTTGTAAAAGGATTAGAATCTAAAAGTGTTAAACTTGTTTTAGATGCAGGTTGTGGTCTTGGATTGTATAAAGCTTGTGGATCAGAGCCAACTGGTTTTGGTTCTAATTGTGGTTGCTTTGGTTCATATTCAGATGTGTGAACTAAAGATCCATTCCATTCTCTAACCATTTCATCATAAGGAAATTTTAATCCAGATCTATCTGAAATAGCATATGCATATTTACCTGATGCGTACTTACCCATTATACTCCATCTCCATAAAATGTTTGTGGTGAAATGAAAGTAGACGTACCCTGATTATCTGCATCAAGTGCTCTTAATAATTCACTTTCATATCTACGTTCTAATTCTTGACTTCTTTCTGGTGAATATTTTTGACTTAAATAATATGCAAGACCAGACATCATGCAAGGATAAAATCTGTTTACTATATCTGAAGTATTTGTGTATGCACCAGCATCTTGAATTTTTGCTAAATAATAAAAACAAAATTGAAAATTACTTGGTGTTGTAGAGTCTGATACACTTGAACTTGGCGTAGTGTATAAAAATATACTTGGATTTAATTTTCTTTCTACATAGTATTGTGAAGGTGTGCCTTTAGCTAATTTATTTGGTGTTTGTGAATATGTAGATCTATCTATTTTTGTTAACGCAATATCTTGTGGTGCCGTTGCGTCTGAATTATTTCGGTAGTAAGCTTCTAAAACTGTATCTAAATCTTCAGGAAAGTTTTCTGAATCAGATGCAAAATTATATTCTGCTTGTCCTTCTACTAATGGAACTTTAGCAAGCTTTACTTTCCATAAATGAACTCCTCTATTTGCCCATTCTTGAAACATTATATTTAATGATCTTCTTGCTGATCTTAACATGTATCCTGTTCTTGCACTTTTAACACCAGTTCTTTCAAATGCTTCTTCTATAATATCGTCTATTTGAGGATTAAATTCTGTTTCTTCTGATGTCGGTGAAATAGTTTGAGCAGTATTACCCATACCACTATGATTTGTGCAGTAATAAAATAACAAAGGTGCGCCTGTAGTTCTTACGGGTGCAACGTTAAATGTGGTTTTTGCTCCTGCAGTTCCTGGTGTTCCTGTAGATGTTACACCAGTTGTATAAGCAGCTACAGGTGAATTGTTTGGATTTCTAGAAAAAGCGATTTGGTGAACTCCACCAACTGCATTACTAGAATCTGATTGATCAAAGATATAAGTATTACCTTCTTGTAAATACAAAACAGGAGCTAACTCACCGTTAATATAAAATCTATTACCGGTTCCGTATTGTGTTGTCCCCGTTGCTACGGTTACTTTGTAGGTTATTG